AAAGTTATTATTATCTCCGTTGACAGCTTTATTGACAATGGCATTATGTATTTGTGTTTTTGTTGATAAACCTGCTTTTGTTGAATCGGTAAAATACAGATATCTTGATACTGTAATTACTAGTAAACCAGTAACACAATCTAAAGATGTGGTGATTGTTAATATTGATGATGAAACTTTAAAACAAAAAGGTCAATTTCCTTTTCCAAGGGGCGAATATGCCAAAATTATCCGAGATTTGTATCAACGTGGTGCTGGGCTTGTTGTGTTTAATGTTTATATGCCTGATAACGATAGGTTTTTTCAGGATGATGCTTTGGCTAACACATTCAGGAAGTATCCAGTAATCCTTCCACAAGCTGGTTCTAATGACAAACAAGGTAGTGTTATTCCATTTAGACCTGGTGTTTCAGTAATTGGTGAAGGTTTTGCCGGAGTAGATTATAATTCAATTCAACCAAATGTAAAGGCCTTAAATGAAACAGCTGCTGGCATTGGTATTGTTAATACTTTCCCCGAAATTGATGGCGTCACACGTCGTGTGCCAATGGTCGTACAGTCCCAAGGATTGTTATACCCTTCAATTAGTCTTGAAACCCTCAGAGTTGCATCAGGCGACCCAAGCTTCCAAGTTAAAATTGGCGAATACGGAATACAAGCGGTCAGAATTCCTAAATTTGGAAAAATCACCACAGATGCAGTCGGTAGAATTTGGGTCGATTGGTCAAGCAAACCAACAGAATATTCTTTATCAAAATTACCAGAGAACTTTAATAATTCCATCGTCATTGTCGGTCTCACAGCCAAAGGACTTAATAACCCCGTTGCAACAGCTACCGGTGCAGTCTATCCACATAATCTTCAAGCAGCAGTACTAAGTACTCTCATTTCAGGAACAAACATCTCCAGGCCTGATTGGGCTGATGGAGGAGAGTTATTATACACAATTGCATTATGCTTAATAACTTTATTTTTTACAAGGTACACACATGGTTACATCGCAATCTTCTTTGTGGCAGGAATCACCTATTTCGGAAGTCATGAACTATTTGATAGATACCAATACCTCATTGATATTACTTTCCCACTTTTCACCATATTTTTTACCTTCACACATGGATATGTTGTCAAATTTGTGTCTGAATGGTATCAAAAACAACAAATCAAAAAACAATTCGGAACATACCTCAGTCCCGCATTGGTCGAAAAACTCCAGAAAAATCCTGAACTTCTTACTCTCGGCGGAGAATCAAAAGAATTATCCATTATGTTCACCGATGTTAGAGGTTTCACTACAATCTCTGAGCATTATGGAAAAGATGTTCAAGGATTAACTAAGATTATGAATCGTTATATGACTGCTATGACGAAAAAGATTTTAGAAAACAATGGTACATTAGACAAATATATTGGTGACGCACAGATGGCATTTTGGAATGCTCCTGTTGATGAACCTAATCATGCAAAGATGGCGGTTAAAACTGCATTACAAATGATGGAGAGTTTAGATGAATTCAATACTGAAATTACTAAAGAAGGCATTCCACCTTTTGGTATGGGTTTGGGTATTAACACCGGGGTCGTTGTTGTGGGTAATATGGGGTCTGAGCAACGTTTTGACTATACCTGCCTCGGTGATACAGTCAATCTCGCATCTCGTCTTGAAGGTCAATCAAAGCCTTATGGAGTTCGCATTGTCCTTGGTACATTAACCGCAGAACAAGTGAGGGACGAATATCCTGTTGTTGAATTGGATTGTATTGCTGTTAAGGGTAAAACAGAAGGTGTAAAGATATTTACTTTAGGTAAACCTAATTATAAACATCAAACGTACTTAGATTGTTACTACTCTGGTGACTGGACTAAAGCAAAGAAACTCTGTAAAGAATTGATTGAAGAAAACAATGAATTGAATCAATACTACAAGAATATGTTAGAAAGGCTGGAAGAAGGTCTTCCAGCCAATTGGGATGGTACTTATCGTGCTACTTCTAAGTAATTAAGCGTAAGTTGCTGGATCTTCAACTGCACCAGCGGTGTGAACTAATTCTTCGTTATGGTCATAAACTTTAATAGCATGGCAGTTTAAGCTTCTAGCAAAGTTCATGGCTTGCTCAAAATTAGCAAAAGAATTGATGAAAGACTTTAATTGACCATCATTCCAGATGTGAGATACGACTTTATGAATTGTGTGCATTTGGTTTTCCTTTAAAGGAAGTATTTATTCCAAATCTTTTTTGTCTTATTTGTGTAACGTTTCAGATGGTACTGATTCCTAAAGACATTTAACTGTGGATGTTTATAGGCTTTCATTAGAGCTCTGCAAATATCTTCACTATTTGTTGGGTCGGCATTGTTGAAATAACTAGACCATGGAATCTCAGAAGAACCAATCAAAGGTATTCCTTGAGAGGTCAAATCAGCACCAACAATATTAAATGTTTCAGAAAAACTACATTGTAATCCAATGTCCATCTGTGAACACAATTCTAAGAATTCTTCTCTTGGTGTCCATTGATGATTGATTAATTTATGACCTTTTTCGTGTAGATGCTGAAAGAGACCTTTGAGATTATTTTGAACTGGACTACCATTCATTTCGATACGACCAGCATTGATATGGAATTTTAGTTGTTTACCTAATTTCTCGGCAAATTCAATGGCAGCAAATGCTTGTACCATATGATTCTTTAATGGCCGCACGGCACCAAAACAACAAATATCAATCCAATACTTGTCAGTATCTAGTTCTTTCTTTTTGTATGCTTGTGGATAAAAATTAGGCAAATAAATTACTTTGTTTTTACCCAAGTATAATTGAACTTCTCTCAACATTCTAGGTGCATTACAAGCAACTACGATATTCTTAAACTTAGCATAATCACCAAGCCAATCCATTGCCATTCCTTCTCCTGCCATAAAAGGCATTTCAGAATGTAAACGAATAATCCATTTAACTTTTGGATGTAATTTTTGTAATACGGAAAATTTTGTTGGAACAACCCATAAGGCTTCAATGATTACATGAGTTGGATTATGTTGTTGGACTAATCTATCAATACAATTATTATCGATAGCAACTTCCAAAACAGAATCAATGCCACAACCAAGTAACATATCATTCATAAACTTGGCTGAATTATATAAGCCAGTACTTAATCCTAATTTGTTATGTACCTTCGCATTGAAATCTTCTCTGCGCTTGAGAATGAATAATATTTTTGTCACAATTTAATTACCTAGTCAATATATTAAATGTTTATTTAGTTATCTTCCCCTTCCACTCCTTCGCATTGGAGCGGAAGATTTTGGTGCTACAGGACCTTTATTTTTAATATTAGGAATATTCTTACGGCCTTCTACCATTGGTACTCGTTTGGTGCTTGGTTTTACCGGTTTAATTTCTTTAGTCATAATATCTCCTTATTGGTTGCGGAGGATGGAATCGAACCAACGCCCCCTGGATTATGAGTCCAATGCTCTACCTCTGAGCTACTCCGCTATACCTTTACTTATTCTTTCACCAACTCATAGTCCCACTTACTAACACCACATTCAGGACAAGGCACTTCATCAGGCAAACTATTCCAATCTTCTACGGATAAAATGTGGCCGCAGACCACGCAACGATAATATTCCATTATAGTGTCTCCAAAATTTGTTTATAGGCATTAGCGTGACGTTCTTCAACACCTTTAAGTGCCTTGAAACGCTTCTCTGCTTTTTCTAATACTGCCAATTTTGCTTTGAATTGTTCAGCGTGTTCTTTTGATTCAGAAATTTGTTCAACGAATTCAGTAGATGCTTGAGCATTCTTTTCGCTGATAGCATTTTCTAAGAACTGAGGATACATTGTAGTGAACTCATATGTTTCGCCTTCAATGGCTTTTTTTAAACATTCTTTTGTAGATGGTTTACCGATGAGTAATTCGAGGTGACCCCAAGCGTGTAGAATCTCTTGGTTTGCTGTATGTTCAAAATGTTTGGCAACTTCTTCAAAGCCTTCTTCACGAGCAATTTTAGCAAAATAACGATACTTGATATGAGCCATTGATTCGCCAGCCAATGCACTCTCAAGGTTTTGTAATGTAATAGACATATTTACTCCATAGTTAAAATATTATGTATATCTCAAATCAATAAATTTTAGTTATTGCCTTTATGATATGTTTTGATGATTGTTATTAAGAAAATCAATTATTGAGGATACTGTCGTGTGTTTAATAGGCGTGTCGTAGATTAAGCGTTTAAGGCCATTCTTTCGAACTCTACCACCGCCTACCCCAGCTTACAGCTTCCTTCCGTTCTCAGCATACGGAAAATCTCCAGATATTGGATCATACCGCCGGGGTGTTGATGTTCCTTGACAGTTAGGATTGCTTATCCTTTACCGCACATCCTCAATAATTGGCTCCAAAGGCTGGGCTCGAACCAGCGACCAAATGATTAACAGTCATCTACTCTACCAACTGAGCTACTTCGGAATAAAACTGGAGCGGGATATTGGAATCGAACCAATGTTATCAGTTTGGAAAACTGAAGTCCTACCATTAAACGAATCCCGCATGGAGCGGAGTGATGCTTTGCTCACCTAACAAAAGATGGTATCTTTTATCGTACTATTACTCTCCGCATATGTAATACTATAACATCTTAATTATAAGAAGTCAATACAAAAGTTTGGTATATTTGATGGTGCCCCAGCACAGAATCGAACTGCGAATTGATGATTACAAATCAACTGTTATACCATTTAACTACAAGGGCTGGGTGATTGTGTTTGGTGCTTGAATCCACGGTGACCCCGCTCTTCATGGCCGGTTCTTGCTTTGGTCGACATTAACAAGTTTTCGGTGTTCCATTGTAGTCACTACACAATCAAAACTATTTCCAGCCTAATGGCTCCATTTCAATAGGAGAATCAGGATTAACTACACCAGTAAATACATTCCACAGTTTTTCTTCTGTGGCAAATTTGGTAAATAGTCCAGATTCCATTCCATGAGCTTCGATTTCCCATGGTTGAACCCAATAGTCTGTATTATCAGGATCGATCCTGAGACCTTTCCAACGAGTTAAGGTCTCGTTTGTTTCATGATAAGCATACTGTTTAATATGCGTCATTTCATGTGCCAGAGTCTTTAGGATCTCAGTAGCACCAATACCAGGATGAATCTCTATTTCAAATTCTCTAGCCTTACGAGAATCGTTATACTCCAGAATAGAAGCATAACCATAGGCCTCTATTTTTGGATTAAATTTAATCCGTAAGTATATGTTTTCCAACAATTTTTGCGAGATAAGTTGTTCCGCATAGAACAATACGGCACGTTTTACATAGGGTCTGAACCGCTTTTTATCGGGACAACCAACTATACTTAGCTGCATTTAGGTCACTCCTTAGTAAATTGACCCAATAACTAGCATAACCTATAACTTCTCACTCAAGCGTATTTATCGCCTTGCATCTCTTGTAATAATATTATAATAAATCTTTTCAGGAGAAAAGAAAGATTGTAGACAATCCGTAACCCTTTGATTTTCAAAGTCTTTACAACTGAATACATCAAGGTAGAGGTCTCCATTATGGTCCAAGAAGTGTGCCATAATATTGGAAGTCTCAATTAACTGTATGGCCGTGAAGCCTGCTTTTTCTGTATTATCTGCAAAGTGTACCACTTGTGGTTCACCAAAAGGTACCATTTCAATCTGTGTTACCAGTTCTTTAATAAAATGCCTGATGTATTCAGGATCTCTGGCTCGGTCTAATTGGCACCCTTTGGCATCAACGACCATATGTTTACCCCAACCTTGCATTACCATTCTCCATTGTCGAACCAAACACGGATAGTGATTGGTAATAATTCAATCAACAAAGCATCTTGTTCCCAAACCTCATTGGTTTTATTGTATTTGAATGAGATTCTCCAATGAAACGGATTTAATTTCAAGGTAATATTACAACCAGAGTACATTAGCCAATCCATTACAATCCTTTCAAAGTATACTTTGTGATTTTATCTTTTAACATTGAAGGTATATCTAGGTAAGGCCATTCCAAGTAGAAAGGACAACCATCATTACCCCATTTATTGTCATGTAGATATTTTCTAACAAGTTTTAAATCTTCTTTGCTGCTAGGTTCAAACAATCTGCGTTGATTAATATTCCAAATTTCAATACGATTCATTTCACATACTCCATATTATCTTTACGCATATAATGTACCACCTGATTTTTCTTTGGGTCAGGTATTTCTCTTACGACAGGAAGAAAAGTTACACCGTCAATCTCATTGGTTGCCCAATTTGAATAGGTATAGAAGATATCCGTACCATTTTTGGCACGAACTTTTTTAAGTATGGCTTTGGTACCTGTATGACCAGGTCTAAGATTCTTTTTCATGATATAATTATAACTCAAAAATGGGGGTCAGTCAAGACCCCCTATATTATTTGCCAACCGGATAATTTAACTGTTCCCATTCCTCATCGGTAACGGGCCACCAGTTATTCATCTTTGGATTTTACGGCAATCTTCTTCACCATATCCTGTGCTTTTACCATATTTTCTAGCCAGACTTTAAGCATACCATTTGCAATTTCGGCATCTTTAATCTCTACCTTATCGGCAAGAGTAAAGGTACGATTGAAACTGCGATTAGCAATGCCTTTGTAAATGAAACTAGCTGGATCTTCATCACTTTCAACAGCTGCACCACGGATAACCAACTTATTACCTTCTAAGGTAACTTCAATGTCCGTCTTAGCAAAACCAGCAACTGCCATTTCAATGACATACTTGTTTTCTTTGACTTGTTTGATGTTATATGGAGGGTAACCAGGTGTTGCCTTGGCGACTGTCTCAGAGATATCACGGATTTGGTCTAATACATCATCAAAACCAACTGTGAATGGATCCAAAGACTTATGGAGGGAAGCCCATTGTGGGAATAAAGATAAAGTTGCGCTTGTCATATTTTCTCCTTAATTTAAGCGAGGTTATCAAAACTGCCGCCTCAAATGAGCACGGCACATAATTGTATCAGTATTTATACTACTTTGTCAATAAGAACCTGGTTTCTTACCAATATTGTATTTTGGTGTCAATTCCCAACCATCCTTCTCTTTATGAGACAGGATCTTAATTTGGGAAAGAAAGATTGGTGCTGGTGTTTCAATCTGTTTTTGATTTACCACTTTTACCAATCCCCAATCTTGTAACAACTTGGCAATGGCATTCCTGCGAGACAAGTCATTTTCTGAGATATCAGTAGGTTTACCATCTAAAGCAAACAGTTCTTTAAAGTGTACGATGTAATACTTACCTTGCTTGTGCAAGATATGGCATGATTGGTACAGGATTCTGTCTTTTTTGGAAGCTACACCGATGCGTGTAAGAGTTTCACGAACCTTCAAGAAATCATCTTTTTCACCTAATGTAACTTCAACTAAATCTATAATTGAAATCATTACTTGGTCACTCCGCCTTTTTCTGTAATTGTTCTTATTTCAGCGATTTGGTCATCATTTAGAATACGCAAAGCTTCTTTGGCCTTTTGACTATTATATCCAAAGTATTTTTTAACGGCTTCTATATCTTTGTCGGCCAATGTTTTCTGCCACGGTTGGAATTTCCGTTTCATTGACCTGATAGTATTTAGATAAAACAAATACTGCATATCTTTATCCAACGCTGGATTGATGTTCATCTCGTTGGCATATAGAACACAGTCTTGGTGAAATGACAAGGCTCGATTGACTACAAAAGGTACATAATCTTTATAATCATGTTCATCTTGGAATGGATTTTTCTTAGTTTGTAAGATTGAAGGTACAATCTCTTTGAATAAATCTGGCATTATTTGAACTCACAGTCCACCATAATTTCTGTGAGGCAAGCCACCATATTCAGTTCGTGGTCTGGAACAAATGCTGCTTGATATTGATATTTTGCCAAATGAAGTACCAATTGTGGCACAGAATTTGGTTTTAAAGATTCATAAAGACTTTCATATAACTTACGATAAATTTTAACAGGATCATTATCTAAATTATTTGTAACCCATTTACGAACAGAACCAAAATCTTTTTCTTTTAACGATGTAACCAACTCGCTAAGTTGTATATCAGCAACAGAGGAAAGAATACCAGTATCGATACTTCCAGAAACGGCATATCTTTGAAGTTCATTAAGAACCCTACGATTGTCCGGAAAATGTTTTGTAACGACTGCGGCGACAACAGATTTGTCATAAGGAACTTTTTCTTGTTCCAAAATCCATTCAACTCTTTTAAAGAATGCTGCAGCCATCTTTTGTTTAGAACCGTTGATTTTAAAATCGATAACAGAACAACGAGAGTGGATCGGATCGATAATACGATTTTTAAAATTACAGGTAAAGATAAACGAACAGTTGGAAGAATATTCTTCAATTGCACCTCGCAACGCTGGTTGAGTTGAATTAGGATTAAGATAGTCTGCCTCATCTATGATGATGACTTTGCGACCACCCATGAGAGAAACCGATGAAGCATAACTTTTGATTTTAGTACGAAGAACATCAATACCAGACTCATCAGAACCATTGATAACAATATAGTCGCAACCAATTTCTTCACAGAGGGCTTTTGCAATCGTAGTCTTGCCAACGCCGGCAGAACCCGATAATAGTAGGTTTGGTATTTCTTTTCGATTGACATACTCTTGAAAGGTGGATTTAATTGCATCTGGCAAGATACAGTCTTCCACCCGTTGTGGCCTATACTTCTCCACCCATAATAAATGCTCGCTCATTCAAAACTCCCATAATATAATTAAGATAAAACACAATTTACTACCATTCTATAATCTGAATTCTTTGGACAATTTCCTCCGTGAATTAGATTTGAATCAAATATAACTGCTCTGCCTTTCTTTGGTGTAACTCTCGAATGTTCTTTTATAAGACCAAGAGGTTCACCTAGAAAATACTTATCATAAAAGATTGTATCACCATCTGCATCATTTACATAGTACAATAATGTTTTTCTGCCAACACTATTATAAACACCATCAAGCAGACGCATACCATCAGTATGAGGTTGTTGTCTTGTTGGTCCTGCTTGTGGTAGTAAAAGATTGGCTTTGATTCTTTGTAGGAAAGTATCCGTCTCTCCCATTCTTTGTTGATACTCAGCAATTAGAGGTGCAATGTATTGAAAGAATTTACTTTCAATTTCACCATCACGAGCAAACATATGACGGAACTGAATATGCTCTTTGAATGGTTCATCAATATAATAATGTTCATCCAAAGGATATTCACTTACAGACCAAGGAAAGAAAGTCCAAGGAAACTCATGACTAGTTAATAATCTTACGATGGAATCTTGAAATTCCACCGGAAGAAAATCATCAATAACTAAAGGTTCCATTAGGCAGGTACTACTGTGCCTTTTTTCTCATTTGCGATCCAATACTGAATCTTATCTTTTGTATTGGTGAAATGGGTTAGACCTTTGAAGGAGATTACGGCAGAATAAGTGCCAGGAATCATTTTGAAATTGTCTGTGTTATAAACAATCTTATACTTCTTGCCATCGCCTGTGCCAATTTCAAGTGAATTGGTATGTGCAGCATCATTGTCTTGGTCAAAAGTAACGATTTGAATTTTATCGCCATCAGATTCAACGGCAATATTAGGAGACTTCAATACTGAACAAGTCTTTAGAATCCACTCGTAATCTTCTGCTGTCAATGTAAACTCAACATCCTTAGTAGGAAGATTTAAAGTTTTTTCTGGTGCAACAGTAATCATTGAATCGGCAGTTTTACGATACTTAATTTTCTGACGACCATTTTGAAAGTTGATATTCTTCTCATCAAATACCAATTCTGCTTTGTCTTTAAACAAAGAATGTACTGATAAGAATTCATTCAAATCTTCAACACAAAACTCATCATCAAAAGCATCTTTGATTTCTGCTTCAGCCATAACATTCTTAGAACCAGAAATGGTTTTTAGTGTATTGCCTTTTTTAAACTTTAAACCTTGATTGATTGTAGCAAAGTTTTTAAGTACTACGAGGGTTTCATTTGACAGCTTCATTTACTTCTCCATTATCTAAAAAATTAATTGTATCATGTTCGTACAAAAACATCAAGCAGCACAGCGCATGTGCCAAGTGATTCTTACCAGTTTCTTGGTCATTTTGTTCACCAGATTTCCAAGCCCACAGATGCCGTTGTGCAGCATCAAAATATCTACGCTTGGAATCTGGTACTTTTTTCCAATTATCCGGTTCATACTTCTCTGCACCAAAAGTTAAAATCTCTACTGTTGCTTTAAGTGCATTTGGTGGCACTAAACCATACTGCAATTTACCGCCATCAAATTTACGACCACCTGTGGTTGCAATCTGTGATGCCTTTACTTTATCAACAGAAGAATGTTCAAATTGATAATCTGCCGGACCATAAGATGTTTTTACTGAATTATCATGTAATCTTAATGTATAAGGTTCATTGGTGACAGTATTCTTTTCATAATCATATCTCCATGTAGTATTAGCCATTGTTTTAAAATTACTTTCTAAATGTTGTTTCATCCAATCTTCTGGCGGCTCATGCACAGTATTTTTACCATCAAGTGTTCTCATTACTTTTCCTTACGATATAAATCTCGAATTGTTTCAATACTAGAAACAGTATTTGCTGGAATTGCACGATAAGGAATCTTACGCAACAATTCTCTTAGTTTTTCAATGTTATACATTACATTTCTCCGACATAATTAGCAACAGCCGGCATATCTCCTTGGAAGTGATAAGTTCCAATATGAGATGTTCTCATCCATGGACAGAGATGGATTGTACCACCGATTTTACGCCACATCTGACAGAACATATAATCTTCTGATAAGTAACGGTCTGAACCTCCGCCTGTAATAGAATCTTTGGAATCAATTACAGTATCAAAGAAGGCATGAATGTAACGAGAACCATCAAAGTGTGCCTGACCAACGTGGTCTGGTTTGTATCGAATCATTGGATATGCTTCTTGCATTTTAGCAAATACTTCACGCTTAATCATCATGAAGCCAGTACCAATTTCTAATACTTCAAGTGGTTCAGACACAGTAAATTGTGCCGTACCTTTAACAGGATTGAAAACATAATCACCTGTTACTTTTGCCAAAAGGTCAGCATCAATATCAGGATTCTTTTTGATTGCTGTCTTAACAGATTTCCACTTAATTGCTTTCTTAGGATAAGGACCGCCTGATACGTCTTTGTCCATAGCCAATAAAGCGATTACATCTTGTGGATTGAAATGAATATCAGAATCGATAAACAACATATGAGTGCAATCGGAACGATGGATAAATTCGTCAACAAGATAGTTTCTTGCTCGTGTAATTAGGGACTCATTGAATAAGAATGAGAATTTGATTTGTACGCCATACTGCATACACATACCTTGTAAATCAAGGCAGGCTTTCATATAGAGACCGTGATTTTGGCCGCCATACATTGGGGTTGCTACAAACAGACTCTTTGTTTGTAAATCTTCTTTTTTAATTGAAATTTCCATTTGTGCTCCGATAATTTAAAAAGGGGGACCGAAGTCCCCCAACACACAGATTAAGCTAATGAATAACCAGCTTTGAGTGCAGCCTTAACTAAACCCTTAGTTGGCTTACCCATACGATAGAAAGCAACTTTCTTACCATCAACAGTTTTCTTGTTGGTGTAGATTACATGACCTTCTTGACGGAGTTCGTCAATGCGGGCGGTAACATTGGTAATGCCGAAACGGCGTTGTGCTTGTTTGACAGTAAAAGTGTTGTAACCAGAAGGTTGTTGTAAAGCGTTCAACATCTTTTCTTTAGCAGATAAATTGCTCATAGTAATACTCCATAGTAAAGTTAAAAAATCCTTGCGTGTTGCAAGTTCTCACATCATATCATTATGTATGTGTGTTTGTCAAGCATTTATCGACCAACTTGTGGTAAATATTTTGCTTTGGTTTCTTCCCATGATAGGTAAATCAAATCATCATAGAAAAGAGTTTCATATGAAACATTGCCTTTTTTCTGTAATTGCCGAATACGACCTTTGGCATACTTTGTTTTCCAAATGGTAGACAATGCTTCTTCACTGGTATCAAACGACTTTACCAAATCTTTATCTGTAATTTCTTTACGGAGAAATTCATTGGTATTATTATAAAGTGGACTAAAGTAAATACCACGTTGATGTTCGGTACGAATCAATTCTTTAGGAATGCCAAGTTTAGAATAGGCAAAATTTAATGAACGATTCTTGTGGTCACGCTTCAATGGTAGACCTTGTTGATTCTTTGCTTCCCACCACTCAAAATATTTACGAGTATGGTTCTCTTTAATCCAATCAAATACTAATCTCTTGGTCGCTCTCGATGGTTCGAAAGCCACAGAACCAGAAGAAAAACCCATAGGATTCCAATGTTCAAGGCCGTCATACTGAGAGAGTCCTCCAGCTTTTGTTTTTCCGTAGAGTGACGTTGTAGTAACGCCAACAAGAGTGTCTCCATATTGTCGTTTCCAATCTGCTTGAACTGTATCAGATAAACACATCAATGCCAATAACTTACCACCCATGTAATTATAACCTAGTGGTTGTAGCGGAACGATGGTGGATCCAATCGCAGTATGATTAATCATGTGTTGCTGTGTCTTAACATCTCTCGACCATCCGATTGCATTATCTCTCGGAGTCAAGTCCAGGAAGTCTGAGGAGATACAGATAACACCAAGATACTTACCTGTTACTTCATCAGTAAGAACATAGAATAAATTACGACCAATGTTAGAGTTATTCTTCATTGTAGAAGAAAAGGTACGAATGGCATTCCATCGCTCGGCATCAGGACCATTTGATAATACCATAACTGGTTTTAATTTTTCATAATCATCAGGTTCTTGTGGCATCCAAAAATTAGATTTGACTTTATCAACTAATTTCTTTTGTTCAGGATCCACCATCTGTAATTCTTCACCAAACAATGTAGAGATTTCTTCAACAGGATATCTTTCTTTTACTTCACACCACTTTTGGTATAAAGTATATTCACGGACATCCATTTGAGAAGCATATGTTAGGTCCTCGATGAGGGCTCGTTTCATCGCTTCTTCATCAATGTGTTCAAAGGTGGTGTTTGCTTCTGACCACTTTTTCCATTGTTCTTCTACATACTCAATAGGTGTTGCCATTATCTTAGTCTTAAACTTTTCATCAATTTACTGCGTTTCTTTTTACCTTGTTCCAATGCCAGAGGTTTAGCACGGCTAGTATACACGATACCATTCATATGGTCAAGCTCATGTAAGAAACAACGAGCAGATATGCCAGAATATGTTGCCGTTCTTTTTTCACCATTAAAGTCTTGGTATTCTACATCAACCATAGAAGGTCTGGTAATTCTTAATCCCATGAAAGGGAAAGAAAGGCAACCTTCTACCATATGTGCTTCGCCATACTCCTTAACAAGTTTAGGATTAAAGTGTGCCACATAACTATCACCTGAACCCATTACAAAAACACGATGTTTAAATCCACATTGATTGGCAGATAAACCATAACCTTTATGTAACTTACAGGTCTCAACCAAAGATGAGGCAAACTCATTTGGATTTACAGGTGGATTACCAAAATCAAATTCAGGCATAACTTCTTTAAGAATCGGATGTTCTTCTGATACCAATTTAAATGTTGGTACTGTTTGTGTAGCAACGCTAGGATTTCGTGCCAATTCTTCCGTGTTAAAACTAATTATTTCACTCATCTTCTTCTCCGTCCAAATCAAAAAATGTATTTAAATTTTGTCCTACCAAATAATTATTATTAATTTTTTGGTCGTTTTTACCAAAAACAATTAGTTTATCCATATCTTCACAAATATCCTCAATGTTAGAAGGAATACATCCAAATAAAATAACTTTTGAATTTTTAACTTGAGCACCATTATAATAAGTCTCACCTAATAATGCCATGTAGTAATACCAATCAGATTTAAATTTCAATACAGCATCTAAGTAACATTTTTTTAAATCATATCCTTTTAATTTACTTACAAATATTACAACACGAATTTCTTTACCTGGTTTTTCTTGAGCTAATTTAGCTGCAGCAAAAACTGCTTTCATGGGAGATGAAGCCGCATAAGGCAAATAAACAACGGTTGGGGTTTCAATATATTTGGTTCTTGTTAACCATGATTCCGCATCAGATCCGTTAGCCCAAACTCGGGGTAAAAGACTAGAACTAATAATTGCATTTTGTTGATGCCAAATTTGAAAAGCCAAGTCTGAACGCCGTTTGGATGAAAACTTACCTTTACCACAAACTTTGTCAATAACTTCTTTTATTTGGTCAACATCATTTTCAATGATTCCTTCTTTAATCTGGTATTCAATTAAAGAAATGATATCAACTTCTTTAATTAAACCAGCAGGAGAACTATCTTCTCCTGCATTTAAACGATTTCCATATTCACGTTCTTCTTTTTCATCAATGTTTACAATAACACAAATGCGATTTTTGAATTTTTTTTCTGCTAAAATTTTATCTTTAGTTACACCATCTAATAACTTAAATTTTCCGCCAATGGGCTCACGTTTAACAAATAATGGTTTTTCATATAATCTCCAACCATTTTCATTGATGTCGGCTTTAATATCTTCATATTTTGGATTTAAACCTTCATGCCTAACTAATTGTGAAGCTCCTTCGCCTTGTCGAATAATTAAATTTTCTTCAATTAAATGAACGCCATCATATTCTAATGATTTAAAAACATCGTTTGTATAGAATTGTGGAAAAGCTTCTCGTCTTAAAAACAATTCAACAGTTTGTTTATGTTCTTCGGTAAATTTACCGTGATTTTTGATTGCAACAATTGTTTCCATTTTAATACTCCTTTTTAAGGTTGGTTAGTGTTTTAAATTACCCATTCGTTTTACCGAATGTTTACTACCGGGGTTTTAATCCCTTATTTTGCAATCCTTGAAAAATTATTATGCTTTTCAAATTTAATAATCGACCTGAACTTGTCAAACAATTGGTCGCCTTTATGTGAGATAACAAATACATTAGTATCTGTTCCCATTTCGTGTATCAACTTCAAAAATTCTTCTGTACCAACACCATCTAAAGATGAATCAAATACTTCATCCAGAATCAACAAGTTGGTATTTGTTGAGTTCTTCAATTTAGCAATCTGTCGCCAAGTAAACAATAATGCCAAATCAATACGCATCTTCTCACCTTCAGAAAAGTTGGCATAAGAAAATTCATCACGATGTCTACTCTTAATGGTTTCTTCAAACTGTTCATTGATATTGAAGTTCACAAAGAAATCCATGGCAGTCAAATACTTGTTAATCAATTTATTCATGATAGGCAAGTATTGTTTGATAATCTTGGTTTTAATACCAGTATCTTTTAATAAAGAACCAGCAAATTCATAATACTGTTTTTGTTCGGCTAGTTCTTCCTGTTTTTTAACCAAAGCACCAAGTTCTGATTTAAGTTCTTTAAGTTTATCATTCTCACTTTCGATGCTCTCTCGAAGCGTAGATAAATCTTCAATTTCTTTTTGGAGTTTAGAAATGTAAGTGTTGATTGCTGATATGGTAGAATTGTGTTTGACAATTTCATTATTGTGTTCTTGAATATGCTTGACTATTTTTTGGATTTCTTCGATGCGGTTGTTCGCTTCTTGGATTTTTGTTTCAATATCCTGGATTCCAACTCCAATTTCTCCTTTTGTTTTATCGATTCCACTAAGCTGGCTATGTCGGAAGGTGTCAGCAATACTTTGTTTGCAGGTTGGGCAGTCGTGGTTTTCTTCATAGAATTTATACTCCTTATCTAATTTCTTTAAACGAGATTCTAATTTAGATTCCAACTGTAATAATTTGGAACTTTTCTTTTCTACGGCAAGTTTATCTTGTATCTTGCTTTGTAATACATCAATATGTTTTTGAATTAAATCAATGTCTCTTTGTAAGGTAAAGTTTTGGTCTATACTTTCCTTAACTTCTTTTTTCTTTTTCTCAATTTCGGCTTCAGAACGGTTCTTATGTTCTTCAATATTTTGTTTCTGAAAGTTAATCTTTTCAGTTGTTATTTGCATTTCATATTTGTTCTTTGTGGTCGACTCTTTAATTTCAGACATCTTTTCTTTGACCATACCATTCATTGATGAGAAGATACCAATGTCAAGTAAATCTTCAATGATGTTTCGTCTATCTGCCGGAGACAATTGCATAAAAGGAACAAACGATGCCGAACCAAGAATAACGACCTGAGTAAATGATTTATAGTTTAATCTAAGAATAAACTTTTCTAGGTGTTCTTGGTAATCTTTGGATGCCGCATCTTGATTTAGTAATACATCATTCTGATAGATTTCAAATGTATTTGGTTTGATACCACGAATGACTTTATATTTCTTTTTGCCAATAGAAAACTCAATCTCAACAACAGCTGCCTGATTATTGATAGAATTTAATAGTTGTGGTTTATTGATTTTACGAAATGGTTTACCAAAAAGACCAAAACACAAGGCATCCAGAATGGTGGATTTACCCGCACCATTGTTACCAATGATTAGTGTGTTTGGTGATTTTTGAAAGTTGATTTCAGTAAATGCTGCGCCAGTTGAAAGGAAGTTTTTCCAACGGACTTTCTCAAATGTAATCATGCCTGTTCTTGGTTTAGTGCTTCAATGTATAACTCTTTTAATACTGTTTTTAATTTTTCATTGTCAATGTTTTCATCGTGGATATTATCCACAAACTTATTAATGATTGTAACAGTATCTTCTGCTTCATCAATCATATCATCTTCTATACCTTCTGTCAAGTCATTAAAGTCCTCGACAATGGTAATATCGATTGGATTAACCTTGTATAGATTCTCCATGAACCGGTCAAACAGATGTGGATTAGTTTTGTGAATTACCACAACCTTAACATAGGTGTTGGCATACTTGCTTAAATCACGACTGGTAATTTCGGTAATACTATTTTCTTTATCATTATAAGAGATACGATGGAACATTACATTAGGATTTTCAATAAACTTCATATCGAGCGTTTTCAAATCAAGTAAATGAAAACCACGGACATCATTGTAATCCTGCCATGTAAGTTGATATGGATTCCCAAGATAATGTATGTTACCATCAGAAGAACGGTGGTGATAATGGCCACTAAGAACCATATCAAATCGTTTAAATACATCACGATTTACTCCTTCATGTGATGGCATACCTGGATGCATCAAGAATCCTGGTATTTCAAAATGACCCATAACAATATTTGCTTTGGTGTTTTTCAATATCTGCATAGATTCGTCATGGTTTTCTGCACAAATCCAAGGCATCATACAAATAGGAATATCAATACCTTCAATAGTAAGTGTTGTTGGTTTATCAAATACCGTAATGTTATGGTATTCTTGTAACAGCAATCGAACAGAATTTACTTCGTTGGTATTTTTAAAATAGGTATCATGATTACCTGCCAACATGAATACTTGAATATCCATATCTACCAGTTTGTCAAAGAACATTTCTCTGGCACGTTTGTAACTAAAAAAGTTTACATACTTACGGCGGTCAAAAGTATCCCCAAGGATAAACAGAGTAGTAATACCCTCAGACTTGAGAGTAGGAAAGAATGTTTCTGAATAAAACTTCTCATAGTAGTCAAGAAACTGAATAGAATCATTACGGGCGCCAAAGTGTTGGTCGGTAATAACTGCTACTTTAGTTTCGGTCCTGTTTTTTGTTGTCAACGTTGTCATAATGTTTAATTTCAATTACTGAATCAATAGGTTTTAAATTGCGTGAAAATTCAATTGCTTCATGGAACGTTTCAAACGCCTTGAATCTAACACCACCACTAGAAAGGGTATAAGTTAATTTATACATTATATCACTCCTCTACGAACTTTTCAATACCTTTGGGCTTCTTTACCGCTTTCTTTGCCTTTTTGGTTTCTTCATAATTGCCAATAAACTCGGAGATGTTATCATATAACTCAAACTGTCTTGTGGTACCATCTTCAAGTTCCATCATTTCAAACTCATCTAAAATACCCATCTGTTCGGTAGCTTTGTACTTGACATAAGTTTGTTTCTTTTCTTTACTGATTCTTCGTAAAAAGGCAAAGTAAATGATTTGGGTAAAATAGGCAAATGGATTCTTAGACTTTGCTGGATCAAAATTTTCAAAGTACATTAAACAGTTTTCAATGCCATCTGAAATCATTTCATCACGATAGGTATAGTTTATGAAGTTTGGCTTATGTGAAAGACCTTCAGCAATCTTCATAAAGCATTCACCAATGTAATTGGGAATAGCAGGAGGTGCTGTTTTGTTCTTCTTTGCTAACTTACAACCTTCTTTATAATCAATCAGAGCCTTGAGAAAGTCTCCGTTATTAACATATTCTTTTTTCTTAGTCGCCATAATTACCACATAATGTTATTGACATACGCTTGACAAGTGTGTATAGTCGAGTATGTCCTTGGTTGAAAGTATTAATGTAATATATTTCCATGATAATTCATATCCTCAAATTGATTCATAATATCTTGTAGTTCATCTTCATCCATCTCAGAAACTAGTTGTTTAGCTTTTAACAACTCTTTAATCTTTGATACCGTATTAATATAATATTCACAGAACTCTTCCTCAGGATCCATAAAAGAAAGAATATCTTTAGAATGGATTTCAATCGAGTTCTTTTTAAGTAACTGTACTGGCAACCAATGTTTCATAACTAAGCCAGATTCTCTGCCACGAAAATCTAATCCAAATTCCATTGGTTCTTCTAAAATGTATTGTTCATTACCATGTAAGGTAACATTGGCAATCAAATCAGTTCCATTTTGTAATTTAATAATTTGTGTTTTATACTCAGGCATTTTTTAATCCAATCTTGTATATTTTAAAAGGGAACTGCTCTTCATTATATATCTTAGTTCTTTCCACAAAATGTTTAAGAGTATAGTTCATATGTTTTTTATGTCTAAGGTCATCCGAAATATCGTATAACACCGCTATTTCTTTTCCTTCACTTTGTCGTAGGCCTCGTCCAATGCTTTGCAAAGTTCGAATGCTCGATTTAGTTGGCATTGCAAAAATAATGTTATGCAAATTCCTAATATTAATACCAGTACTAAAAGTCCCAAAAGAAGCCACAATAATAGCATCGTTCTCTGTCTCCATAATCTTTCTTATTTCTTCACGGTCAGAAGTTTCTGTACCACCATAAACAAAGAAAACTTTTCTATTGCCAATCTTCTCTGTTTGTCTTATCATATCATACAGTATCCTACCATGTTTGTCAACCATTTGGAAAAGAACCAAAGTATTTTTACCTAAGCTAACTGTAAGATTTTTAATGAATTTATTTCTGGCTTCGTGTGAAATGAGATATTCAATTTCTTCTTGGTAAGTTGCATCTTTTATTCGTAATGCTTCTTCATCGGAATGTTTCAACACTAAACACTTAATTTCAAATTGTGAAAGTTTCTGTTGAGTGATTAACTCTTTTGTGGTAATTACTTTACGAACAGGACCAAAAAGACCTTCTAACACCAGTTTGTGTGTTTTGGTACCATCAAGTGTGCCTGTAAGACCAATACGATATTTGGCATTAACACAAGAGGTAAGAATTGTTGTAAGAGATTGTGCTTTGAATAGATGGGCTTCGTCACCAATAATATAATCGAACTGCTTAAAATATTCTGGTGGCATCTTATATAATGATTGCCACGTAGAAATGGTTAAGTCTTTGTCAGATTCTTTTTCTTTACCTTGGTAAATACGGTGAACATTAGTCATTTCACCATCATTGTAATCACCAAAATCAGAATATAATTGTTCAACCAAAGATGTTGTTGGAACAATAACAAGACCTTTTAAATTTTGGTATTTGTGTAATTGTTGGAAAATAAGATAGATGATAAGAGATTTGCCAGAAGCGGTAGGAGAAACCAACAAGGTTCGTTTCTTTTGCATGGCATGAACAAAAGCATTTAACTGATGTTCTCTTACTTCGATTGGTTTGCCGTTTGAATGAATGTTTAATTGTTCAACAAACTTTTTGGCATGATAAACCGAGAATTCATCTTCAAAATCTAAACTATCTTGTAGTTCAAATTTGTATTGCCTTTCTTCACAAAACAGTTCAAAATATGGAAGTAATCCAATATAGAGTTGATTGTTTTGTAAATTTAGGAGTCTTATGCGCCCGTCCCAAATTTTATTTCTATAAGCCGGAACAAATTGATATCCTGGCACAAAAAAAGTAAAATATTCTGAAGCTTCTTTTAGAATACTTTTTTCTGCTGTAATTTTTGCGTATACCTCATTAACTTTACTTATGAGGATTTCTGGTTTTTCCACCATTCTTTTCTAATCACCGATAATTTATTTTTAACTTCATCCGTCATAACAATAGGTGGTTTACCTTTTTTGTTATCCATATAACATTTTCTATTACAATATTTTTTAACATTATATAAAAATGGTTTTATTCCTTGCCTTGGTATTGTATTACCACATTGTTCACAACACCTTAATTTTGTTTCACAATTATCAAAATGCCAACGTATCATGTTAGGTTCATTACCAACTACTTTACAATGTGGACATTCAACCATTGTAGCGTTTCTTGTTTGGGCACCAATTACACACAATTCTTTATATTCAATAAATTCTTTGTTTTGTATTTCATCAATTTTAACATCTTTAAGACCTTCAAAAATATCTTCCATATACACTCCTTTTTGGAGTATTTATAACCGAATTTATCCGTCACTGCCCGCCAATAAATTTCTCCCATGAGATAAAGTCACGCAACTGCCATGTTCTTTGTTTCAATTCATTCATAATAGATTCAATCACCGAAATGGTTTCTTCATGATATACTTTCTTTTCCAATAGTTTAATCAAATCACTATCAGCCTCTAAGTATGTAGTAATGTCGGATTTGAGTGTAAACTGAAATGGTTCCCAACCGTATTCAGCCAATTCTTCTTGTGACATCTTGCCTGTATAATACTCCCATTTGACTTTACGCATACGGAGATAATCAAAATGTGCCTTCTTTGAGGCAATTTTGTGTTTAGTAAGAATACTGAGGTATTTGTTGTGTAGTTTAGGTATCTTTAACAGTTCTTTACCAGGCTCTGTCTGGTCCATGTCTGCATCTGATTCCCAATACTTTAATACTTGTTCAAGATTTTCCATAATATTTTCAATAGTTTAACACCAATTTAATATATTAACACACTCAATGTTAATTGTCAAGCAGTTTCAAAGTCAAAGTAATCAAATAGAAAGATGGCATCGGAAGTAATAATATCATCTGCCGACATTTTGGTATCAAACTGGATGTCTGATAAAGAAATTGGAAAACAATTATAATAACGGACACGGAATAAAGGGTTATTTAATGCCGAAAGAACCGTCAAAGTGGCATCAGAATAAGACTTAGGACCGGTAGTTCTCTTACTTTGTAGTGCCGCCAACCTATTCCGTTCATCCGTGCCTGCTGGAGACGCAATGGAACGGAACCAAGAGTGTAAATCTTGCCATGACTTCATTGGTTCATCCACAGTAAATGTCATGGCTAACTGGTTGTACATCATTTTGGTACCAGGGGCATTTACATCAAGACCAGGAAAATTCAATGGGGCTGCGCCTAGTTGCATTCCAGGTATATTTACTGACTGGCAGAAATACTGGACATTAGGGATTCTATCAAACGCCATGATAAACTTGGTCGGTTGTAGATAATTGGTATTTTGAGGAGTTCTTGTAAGTGCTGTCATACGGATATTTAGGCCATAAAAAAAGAGACTCCCGAAGGAGTCTCTCTGAAAATGTCAATCTATGTTGACTTATTTTCTTTGACGATTACATCAAGTTCTTAACACCGAAAATACGATAGTAAACGTTGGTGCGTGGTTGAATGATACCGCTATTCTGATTCAAACCAGCAGCAAATGGGTTTGCTACCATACCGTAACGAGTTTTGAATCCAATCTTTGGTTGGAATGTAAACTGGTCAACTGCACGAACCATTTGTAATGGAACGTATGGGCAATAGAACAAGCCAGCATCGTATGGGCTAGAACCTTTGTAACCGATAGTTACGAGTTCTTGGTTAGAAGTATAACCACCATAGTATGGGTCGATGTAAACCTTGATACGACCATGTAACATACCAGCAAATGTATTACCTGTGTCATCTACTTGCAAGTCAGCTTGAAGAGCAGGTGTGTATGAAAGAACGCCTGCCATAGCCATTGCAGAAGCTACGTCAGAAGAAACAATCAATACGTTACCTTTTCCACGACGTGTTTGCTTAGCAATTACGTTAGCATCACGTTCAATTTGGAAAATCAAACCTTTGAAACGCTCAACAGACCAACGACCGTTAGAGTCTGTATCCAAGTCGAAATAACCTTGTGTTACTGTACCGTATTGTGCGCCAACAACAGCGGACAAATAGATTGTACGGATAACTTCACGGTTGATTTCAGCAAGAATCTCAGTAGACAGAATGTTTGACAATTCTGTTTCAGCATCAAGACCATGGATTGCTTTCAAGTCTTGTGCGAGTTCTAATGAGTATTCAGCTTTCAAGGCACGGGATTGAGCAGTTACAGTAACTTTCTCGATAGAGAAGGCCATCTGTTGGAAACTGTTAGCACCGTCAGCACCTAACTGTTCAGCAACGGCGGTTTGTAGACCAATACCAGTTGTGAATGAGTTAGCAGCTTCGTTAGAAACAGCAGAGTTTGCTGTATCTGTAGCAGTTGTACCCAAGAAACCGTAGTTATTGAATACACCGTTTGCGGAACCTTGACCAGAGAACATGGTATTGGCTTCGTTGTAGAAAGCTTCTGTACCTTGTTGTGTGTTGTAACGAGCACGCATTGCAAAAATCAAACCAGTAGGACCAGTCATTGGTTGAACACCAGCAACGTCATAAGCAATAAGATTTGGCAAAGCACGGCGTACTAAAGAAATCAAAATTGGGTCAAAGTTTTGAACACCACCAGCAACGTTGGTTGGACCAGCGTCAGCAGTTTCGTTCAATACTGAACGGTCTTTAGCCATAGCTTGTTGTTGATTTTCCAAAACAAGAGCAGTAACAGCCTTCTTGTATGGGTCTTTAATAGCGTCTAATTCTGGATGCTCCAGAACTGGATGCCATTTCTTTTGTAGTTCTTCTGTTAAATACATTTAATTCTCCTTGTTAGGTATCTTTAATGGTAAATTTTATTTATTATTTTACCAAACTCTGTGAGATTGCTTTAGCGTAGACGTCCATTGAAGGGTCAGCAGAAACGGATTGTTTCTTTTCTTCTTCAACTTCAACGCCTTCGTTTAAGTCAGAACTCTCAGCAATTTTTACTTCTGCTTTGAAATATGACTCTTTCAAAACATTCAATTTTGCATTGAATTCTGTTTCAGTAGTAAATTCTACGTTCTCTGCGAGCGATTTCAATTTTTCTACTTGGGTTTGAGTCAGGCCTTCACACGCTGTGTAGATAGCCTCAATTTTTTTCTGTTCGTTTAATTCTTTTGTAAGTTCAACACCTTTGTTGATTTGCTCATTCAAAGAAGCTTCAAGTTCTTCTACTTTAGCAGAGAGTTCTTCAACAACGTCTACCTTTTCGGTAGGGATATCAATATAGTGTTCAACAAACAAATTGCGTAAACCGTCCATAAATTCTTCAGCGATTTCTGCTTTGAGAGCTTTCTCAATAGCAACTTCGTTTTCTTTCATCCATTCTTCAACCATGTAGTTGAGGTAATCATCAACTTTGGCAGCCATTTCTTCTTTGATTTGGTCTACGGCGATGTCAAACTGTTCTGTCAATTGTGATTCAACATCAGCAACAATTGCATCAACACGGGACAATACAGCAGCTTCAAAAATGGTAGTTGCTTTAACTTTGAAATCTTCGGAAAGTGATTCGCCTTCCATTAACGCATCAATATCAGCGGACATATCTGTACTTTCATATTGTTGAAATGTTGCACCTGGATTAGCTTGCATTGTTTGTGCTGCCATTTTACCAGCAATACGGTCACGAATTGCTTCGTAATCAGTTGCTTGTGCTTGAGCAGTATGTGTTAAATCGTGGCGACCCATTGTCTCTTGTGGTTGACCTTGTGGCTTGGAAATGCCAACGCCATCTTTTTCTGAACCAACAGGAGGAGTAGCACCAGGAGGAGTTGCGGATGGTGTGCCTTTTGTATACTCAGGCAACTTATCATCCATTTCTTCTGGTGATTGACCGATTTCACCAACATCTTGTTGACCAGCAACAGTAGATGTAGGTAACTTATCTTGGCCGACCATACCTTTTTGACCTTGAGTACCTTCGCTACCACGCTGTGACTTCTTAGCAGCAATGTTAGCGTCAAATGTTTCTTTTGAACCTTCGCCTAAAAGGATATCTTTAGCGGCTTCGGTCAGATTAAATTTTCCCATTTTGAAAATCTCCTTGATTTATTGGATATATTTATATTTAAAGTTTTTTCATGAAGTTTTCAAATATGTGTAGACTTACTAGTTCAATATCTTTACTAGAAGCTTTACGAATTTGTTTCTTAGCTTCCTCAACATATTGTTCTGTCCAAACACCATTTACTAACATCCATTCTTTACCTTCCATGATACCTTGTACAAATGCACCAGGCGCAGAAGGATCTGCTACTATATCTGCCGCTGTGGCTAGATAAAAATCGTTCTGAACAACGTTTACACCATTAACGTTTTTCAATGAACCCATACCTCTTGACGATACACCTAATTGGGCGCCACCTTCAATCAATTGGCGAGCAATTTGACCCATAGGTGTGTCAAGAATCTTAGCTTTACCAATCCATTGGTGACCATCTTCTTTGAGACCAACAATCATGTGTGATACACGGTCCAAGTTAATGGTTGGAGTATCAGGATGACCTAATTCTCCAAAAGCACGATTTTTATTAATATACTCATCGGTGTAACGATGAACTTCTTTTTTCATTGTATTGTATTCATACAAGCGGCCATTTTTGTTTTTCTTTTCAGAAACTAAAAAAGGACCTTCAATAAAAAGTTCTTTTTTACCATCTGTGCCTTCGGTAATATAATTTACCGTTTCGTGAATTTCTTTAATAAGTTTCATAGTCCTAATGCGCCTCTTTTAATTTTTGATATCTTGGCTTTTCTTATTGTCTGTTTTAACTTTGCTGCTTTTTTATGTTGACCCATTTGGGCGCCCAATTTTCTATCTCTACGTTCTTTGTAACTCATTCGTACCAACTTACCGCCACGAATAGTCCAACCTGGCATTGAAGAAAAGGTTTTGTTTCTTTGTACTTTGCCTTTTCTTACACGAATTCTAATAATTCTTTTTCTACCAACCTTTTGTACATTAGATTCATTTAAGAATTCTTTAAAGGTTAACATTTCAATTATGGTTTTAACGAATATTGGCCATAGTTAAATGCTGCTGGATCACTCAATTGACCACGTTGATACATTGCATTGTTCTTACGAACAGAAACAATTAAAGTGTATGATGAGTTAGCAGTAGCACCTTGAGTTGCAACACCCAAGTCTCCGTTACCAACAGTATTTGCAGCGCCAGTACCAGAATTGTTAGTAATAGAAGGCAATTGCTCACCTAAACCAAACTCGCCTTGACCTTGTAAATGGAAAATAGTTGCTGAGTTTGCATAAGATGATGCTGCGGTACCTGTATTATTACCAGACCAAAACAGTTCAACAGAACCAATAGGTGAAGATACTGGAAAGTTTACATAATACTTTAAACCTGTAAGTTGTAAATCATAGTATGGCAAAGCAGTATTGGCATTTTGTGTGGACAATAAAAGTCCGTTGTTTGCTAAAGCGTTTGCCAAAGTGTTTGCAGAAATACGAGAAACGTTTGATTCGTTTCCACTAGAACCGTCAAAAGTACCTGTTAATTTGATAACAGCATCTGTTGTAGTATCTCTCAACACTTGATAGGTAAATTTATTTGCCATTTTCTGCCTTGTTTAAATAGATGATATATTTATATCTTATTCGGTAGGTGTTTCATCGGTATCAACACTTTCCTCATCTGAAGGAAAAATGTTCTGTGCCACAGCTTGTTTTGCTGCGGCAATATGTGCAGCCACTTTATCGTGAATTGCACCATAGAGTTCGCTTCTAAAATTTACTGCATCTTGGTCCATTGCATAATCAATGATGTTACGGGTAGAATAGTCTGCCATTTTGTTCTCCAAATAAAATATTTATAATATACGCTTCAATTTAGTAATAGTTGATTCGTTGGTATCCTCTTTATCAGCAGGATTTACTGGTTGTTGTGGCACATTCGACATCATCATTTGTTGTGCCACTTCATTACCAACACCAACAGGTAAACCTAGACCCATCTCTTTTTCTTCATCAATTTCAGTCTGCATTTTCTTGATTTCATCATCAGTTAAACGCAATACGTTTTGTTGAATCCAATTTTGTGAGAAGTAACGACCTGTGTATGGATCTACAGCCGACAACAAAGACAACCGTTCTTTCATCAACTCCGCATCTTTAAGTTCACTAAAGTTATTGTCTTTAATGAAATCATAATAGATGTGTTCTTTAAAATCATTCCATTCTTCATTGGTACAAATACCTTTGAGAACGCACTGAACTCTTAATGCTTGGTCAAACAAATCAGCAAACTTGTTGCGCATACGGTCAACAAATTTAGCAAACTTTAATTCGTCACGGGTAATCTCATTGGTACGACCAAGAGAGAATCCTGATTGCTCTGGATTTAAACGAGAGACTGGTACGTTAAGTGCCTTGTATAATTTCTTTTCAAAGTATTTAACATCTTCCAACTCACCTAAGTTTTGACCACCTGGTAAAGTAGAAATTTCTGTACCTTTTCCACCTTCACGGCGAGGTAACCAGAAATCTTCCATCATTGACAAGAACTTACGGTCATCACGAACTTCACCGGTGTTGGCATCATAGACCAACTTGTTCTTGTATTTCACCATAATATCACGGAGGTATTGCTCTGCCTTTAGTTTTGGAAGGTTACCCACGTCAATATAAAAAATACGGCGTTCAGGAGCACGACTGATACGATAAATGACTGTGGCATCTTCAATCATCCTTAACTGGTTTAGCGGTTTAATTGCTTTATGAATATAAGACAATACCACGGCACGGCGAGAATCCATGAGACCAGAAACAACAGAGATAATGGAATCTGTGGTAATTCTGACACCAACAGGGCCAAAATTGCTACTAGAACCAGTAGTAACCTTATCATTGAAGATATAATATTCATTAATAACATTCATCATCTCCACACCGGTACGCTCGTCTTTTTTCTTCTTAATCTCACGAACTTTTTTCAACTTGCGAGGATCAACATATCGTAATTCTTTGATACCTTCAGTTGGTTTATCACGGTCAATAATAATATGGTAGTACATTCTGCCGTCAACATAGTAACGGCGGAAAATATCTTGTGCCAAATTGTTATAATTTAACAAACGGAGAATTGTTGAAAACTCACCTTTAATGGCATTTTTAATTTTTTCTGGTACTTGTAAATCATCAAGTACCAATTTAATGTTCTTACCATCATCGTCTTGACAGATGGCTTCATTCACGATATCATCAATGGCAGCTTCAATTTCTGGTTGCATTGCCATTTCACGATAGCGAGAAATGAGTTCTACTTCATTTTTGGCAGTACCATCTAAGTCAACATAAGTTCCATAGTATGCGGCGGATGTGATGGTGAGAGCGCCATCATCATTATTTGGTGGCGAGAAAGATGGTGCCACGGCTTGAGCGTCATTCGACTGCTTCCGAGCAATTGTAAAACCAAAGAGAGAGAACTTGTTGTCATTTGCCATATTACTTTTTCCAATTCAAAAAAACATAATGAAAGGGACCGTAGTCCCTTCCGTAAAATTATAAAGCTTAAACGTCTGTACTTGCTGCGTTTGTCCAGTATTGGTATGCAAATGTTACGCCAAATTCTTCAATAGTATCATTTGAACCCCAATCCAAATCAATCGGAGCAACATCAACAGGGAACATACCAACAAACTTGTATTCGTTAATAGCGTTACCTTCTTTACCATATTGAGTTACTAAAGCGTCAACTTGGTAAGTGTTGTTGTTTTGTGCTGCGGCACTGCGTAAGTTACCTGCATGGCTCTGAATAGCATTCATCCAAGATTCCATTGAATTACGGATTAAGAAATCCTCATCGTTGATAATCTGTAAAGTCCAGTCAGCAAAAGTACGGTTACCAGCAAATTTCATTTCACGACCAAAGTAATAAATTGGTACCTGACCAATTGTAGAACCTGGCAGTTGTGCTGATTTTGCCATAAACTGAATTTTGTTACCGGCTGCGGATGAATTATTAGCAAATGTAGGCAATGTTAAAGTTACCTGGAATAGATTGGGACGGGCACCGTCACCAATCAGATTCGCTCTAAATTCTGCTACGTTGAATGTCATTGTTATCTCCTATATTCTTTATTTATTAGAACTGTCCAACGACTTCAGTAAAGTCAACACCTGTTCTAACTGCAACAAAGTTCAATTGGATAAAGTTGATTGAACGAGCAGGTTTAATGTAGATATCACCAACAAACTGGTTAGAATCAACAACCTGTGGAGTGTTATTTGTAGAATCACAAACTACTTTAAAGTCTGTAATACCACGGCGACCTTTAACATCACGAAGGAATGGAGTTACTAAGGCAACAAATTGTGCTTGTGTGAATGAATCATTAAACTCAAACAATGAATACTTGGCAGCAATTGCAATAGTCTTTTCCAATACGATGAACAATCTACGAACATTGATACGGTCAAATGCCGATGGTTTTGCTTGTAGAGTTTTGTCACCATAAAGAATTGTACCGTTTCCAGGGAATGTTACAACAGGATTGATACCTGAAGCATACAATGTATCACGGTATGTCTTGTTTGGATTCCATGCCAACTTAACAACATTCTTTAAGTTACCACGATTGAAACCAGCAGGTGAGAACCATGGATCACGAATGTTATCTGTATTTACACAAAGACCAGCCATGTCACCATTCAATGGAATCCAACGATATACGTTGTTATACTTGTCAAACATATACTTCCAACCAGAATCGGCGAAAGCATAAGATGTTGAACGAGCCAAAGAAGTGTTCCATGTTACAATGTTAGAAGCTTCAGAACCTGGTTGATTGATAACTGCTGAAGAAGGAGGCGATACAAATGCCACACAGTCTTTACGATAATTAACAATATTATCAATTACATACTGTTGAACTGTTACGTCAGCAGAACCTGTCATTACTAGGTCAATATTAACGGCATCAGCATTTTGGAACAACTGATAAGCAGTTTCTAAATCAGCATCAGTAGGTTGAGCATCAGCACCATTGCCTAATGTTACATAGTTAGGACCGGTACTTAGATTGTTACCTAACACAGCAAAATTGGTATTTGCTAAGTTTTTACCCCATGTACCAGAAGTATTTGCATACTGTGGATGGTCCATTACATAAATGTACTGTGAGTTATTATAGATGTAATTTTTGTAGTAGTTTGAATTACCCAAAGAATCTTTGGCGTCAGCACCTTTAGACATGAATGGGAATACTTCAAGAACAGTATTTTTTGTACCAGAGAATAAACCGCCTGTATCAACAACTACCATGTGGATTTCATCGTTAGATGAACCAAGTGCAGCTGCTTGAGCAGATGTACCAGGAGCAGAAGTAAAGTAACTAGAAACACCAACACCATTTACGTTCCAAGAACTAAATGAACTGGCAAGACCAGCATCAAGAACAGAAATTGTTAATGAGTTACCTAAAGCACCTGGATAACGAGCAACAACTGGACCATAAGCATTACCATTGGTCAAGTTTTGTAAGTATTGTGCTTGGAATACATCTTTGTTTTGTACTTGAACTGTACTTGTTACCAAACCTGTTATTGAACTTACGTTTGAAGAAGCGTTGTAAGCGGCAGAGTTAGCAGCACGAACCAATTGAAGATTATTACCATAAGCCAAGAAAGAAGCAGCGGTAAAGAATGATTGATATGTGTTAGAGTCTGGATTACCAAAACGTCTTGCTAAAGTAATTTCGCTATCTACTTGAATAATTTTATTTACTGGACCCCATACAAAAGCCCCAGCAAAAGCACCGGCAGTAGTTAGAACCGAAGGAACGACTGTTGTTAAGTCTATTTCGGAAACATTTACGCCTGGAGAGATTTGAAATGCCATTTGTTATCTCCTTGAATATTGATTTATTTGGCAGTTATGATACCATAGTGATATTTATGTAACACGGTATTTAGAGTTTTAACGACCAAATTCTCTAAAATATTGAGCGTATGTTTCCTGAGAGTCTGCCTTTTCCCAAACATCGCCACCTTCCATCATAAAATCATGTTCTAAACCGTTTTCTATGACTGGTGCCGGTAGAACATCTTCATCCATTTGATTCATATTTTCAAGTTGAAGCGTCTTACGGACATCATGAGCAACAATTTCTCTGAAGTATTTTTGTGTGGTTGCCCACGCAAACATTACTAAACCCATGACCATGTCATCATTAGCATCATCTTCAGCGGCAAAAGAACTCTTGCTGGCTACGAATGTTGTTAATTCTGAAATGGTATCAAAATCATTGATAATCAGTTTGTTACTTTCAATCAAGGTCTTTAGATTTGAACAACCAATTCGTTTGACTTGGGTAGACATTTTAAGACCTAATTGAACACCTCTTGCAAAACCACCAGACAACTGTTGTGGTTTTTTGTTACCTGTAAACACTTTAAACAGATTTTCGTATTCTAAATCTTGGTGTAAAATGTCAGCAATCTGTGGAGTATTGTTAATTTCTACCAAAACATAAGCATCATTATACAGTCTAGCGGCATTATAGATGACGGTTGGAAATAACAAAGTAGAAATTGAAGAACTCTTATATGTGGCCACTTGTTCATACGGCATTGTAGAAATATCGATTACAGAGAAAGCGGATGAGTCCAGACCTTTGCCTTCCGATACGTCAACCCAAATAGCGTACATATGTTCTTTTTGTGCCTCACCATCAGACTTGACAGGATTTTTATAAATCTTCATCATGTCATGTTCAAGAATAGGCTGTTGATAAGCCAATTGTTGTAACTTGGTGGCAGAAACTAAAGTATTGGTGGAACCTAAGAACTCAGTTTCAAACTCCTGACGGAACTGATGTTCAGAGGTATTTTTAATCGTTTCTTCTTTCCATTCTTCATCACGGCCTGGTACCATAGACCAATGAATTTCAAAAGGAGTATAATTATTCTTCTTGTTGATTGCATCGTTCCAAATTTTGTAGAATAAATTCATACCATTTGGTGTAGATACAATAATAATTTTTGTTTTTGTACCAGCAGTAATCACAGGATAAACTGAGGTAATAAAGTCATAAGCGATATTGGATGGTACGAAAGCGAACTCGTCTAAGAA